GTGACTGGTGACTCTAAGGTTGGTATTTATACCGCCGCAGGTGCTACTACCACAGCTACGTTGCCAATCCGCATCATTGACGTAGTCCCTGATACTGCCAACTCTAGCGGTAACTTCGTTGAAGTTATTGTTAAGTGGAATGCACCTAACGTGACTGGTCAAACTGTCGCTGGTGGTCATCAGTATCTCAACCCAACTGGCGTTTAATAAAGGAGCGAATTAAATGGCTATTTCACGCGCACAACTGCTGAAAGAGTTGCTCCCCGGCTTGAACGCTTTGTTCGGTATGGAGTACGCTCGCTACGGCGAGGAACACAAAGAGATCTACGAAACAGAGACCTCTGAGCGTTCATTCGAGGAAGAAACCAAGCTGTCTGGCTTCTCAGCCGCACCAGTCAAGAGCGAAGGCTCTGCCATCGCTTACGACAATGCGCAAGAAGCATGGACAACCCGCTATACACACGAAACCATCGCCTTGGGTTTCTCAATCACTGAAGAAGCGATTGAAGATAACTTGTACGACAGCTTGTCGTCTCGTTACACCAAGTCATTGGCCCGTGCTATGGCTTACACCAAACAGGTCAAGGCTGCTGCCGTCCTGAACAATGGCTTCAGCTCCAGCTACCCCGGTGGCGACGGCGTTGCTTTGTTCAGCACTGCTCACCCACTGATCTCTGGTGGCACAAACAGCAACACTCCCTCAACCCAAGTTGATTTGAACGAGACTTCTTTGGAAGCCGCCGTTATTCAGATCGCTGCTTGGACAGACGAGCGTGGTTTGTTGATCGCCGCTAAGCCCAAGAAGATGATTGTTCCCCCGAACTTGATGTTCGTCGCTAAACGCTTGTTGGATACCGAACTCCGCGTGTCTACTGCTGATAACGACATCAACGCCATCAAGCAAATGGGCGCAATCCCTGAAGGTTACGCTGTCAACCACTTCTTGACAGACACCAATGCTTGGTTCTTGACTACAGACGTGCCTAACGGTTTGAAGCACTTCGTTCGTTCTCCGCTGGCTAACAGCATGGACGGCGACTTCGATACCGGTAACGTGCGTTACAAGGCTCGTGAGCGTTACAGCTTCGGCTGGTCTGACCCTCTGGGTATGTGGGGTTCTTCAGGTTCGTCCTGATAAACCGGAAAAGGGGCCTTGTGCCCCTTTTTCTTTTGGTGTATATTGCAACCATTCCGGGGTTTTCCGGTGTATCAAACAGTCCCGGCTGACGACATGCAGATTGATACACCTCCACTTGCATGTAAGGAAAAAACATGGCACGCACTACGTTTCAAGGCCCAGTCCGCTCAATGGCGGGTATGTACACTCAAGGCCCCGGCTCGATTGTCACAATCACCTCCAGCACCTCTTTGACCCCTGCCGATCACGGTGGTCGCATCATCTCTGTTGGTGGTTCTTTGGCAGCAGCAGTCACATTGACTCTGCCCACTATCGTCACTACAGCTAACCCCTCTTCTTCTGGCCCCGGTCAAGACCCCAACACCCTGAACAACCAAGGCGTTGTTTACACAATCTGGGTTCCCACAACCATCTCTACCAGCTCTTTGAAGATCGGTACAACCTCCGGTTCAAGCGATTTGTTCTTGGGAACAATCTTTGGCGTGGATACCGACACATCAAACGCTTTGGTTGCCTACACAGCCAACGGTTCTTCCAACGACTTCATCAACTTCAACGGTGGCACTACCGGTGGTGTTGCTGGCACTTGGGTGCAGATTTTTGCTCTCGCAGCCAACAAGTACATGGTCAACGGAATTGCATTGGGTACAGGCACTGTCGCCACACCGTTTGCTGATTCCTGATTAGGAGCCAACTATGGCTATGCAAACTGATGTCAAATCAGCGCATTTGAATGTGACCGGGATTGCGGTTAAAGGCAGAACTCGTCTCAAAGGAATGTTCTATACCAGCGGCACGTCTGCTGGTACGGTAAACATTTGGGACACAGTCAGTGCCGTGACCTCAATCACCTCATATACGCGCTCTGGCAACACCATCACGGTGACTTTGGCGGCTCATGGCCTGACCACTGGAGACGTGATTGGCTTGACTTTTGGCTCTGGCACGGGCGGTTATGGAACAAACGGCAACTACGTGGTTACCGTTACCAACTCCAGCACCTACACCGTACAGGACATCAACTCAGGCACGATTACCTCCGGCACTGGCGGCACTCAAACTGTTGCTGGCGGTCGCTGGCTGTTCTCTCTGGACACCGCTGGTCAGACAACTTCTGGCCAACCCGGTGTAACCAGCGTGCTTATTCCCGGTGAAGGCATCCTTGCTGAGACTGGGATTTACGCGCAGCTTGGCACTGCTGGAACAAACCAGAATGGTTTGACAATCTTCTATGGCTAAATCCCCAGCATGGCAAAGGGCGGAAGGGAAGAATCCCAAAGGCGGTTTGAACGCCAAAGGGCGAGCCTCCTACAACGCGGCAAATCCGGGGAAACCCGGCCTGAAGCCTCCTCAGCCGCAAGGTGGGAGCCGCCGCGACTCTTTCTGCGCGAGGATGAAAGGCATGAAAGCGAAGCTTACGAGCGCCGAGACCGCACGCGATCCAGATTCGAGGATTAACAAGTCTTTGAGAGCATGGAATTGTGCGGATGGCGGGTATGTCAAGCAAGCAGACGGTTGCGCTACCAAAGGCAAAACGAAAGGCAGGTTTGTCTAAATGGGATTGTTTAAAGGCATGAAGGGTAGTGTCGAGCCAAATGGCGGCGACACTGGCGGCGGAGGCCCCCTTGCGCAACTTCTTCGCGAGCATGGCGGAGGGCAAGGTGGCAACCCAAACGCCAAGTATGCCTATGACCCCAACACGCAACAATACGCCGCAATGAAAAAAGGTGGTTCAGCTTCCAGTCGTGCTGATGGTTGTTGCACCAAAGGCAAGACGAAAGGTAGGATGATTTGATGGATACACATGACGTAAAAAACGTTGCAGATGGCGCGGCAGTAGCCATTGGTGTGAGCAACTTCATGCAGTGGTTTCCGCCTGTTGTTGGGCTTGTTACAGGCTTGTTGACTGTGGTTTGGTTTGTGATTCGTATCTACGAAACCGATACAGTACAAAAACTTGTACATGGTAAGAAAGACGACGATGCCAGCAACAAGTCTTAAACAAAAGAAATTCATGGATGCTGTGGCGCATAACCCAGCGTTTGCAAAAAAGGCTGGAGTCCCACAGTCAGTGGGTAAAGACTTCAGCGAAGCTAGCAAAGGTATGAAGTTTGGTAAGGGTTCTACAACCCGCGCTGATCGACAGACGGTCAACAATCCTAAAACCAATCAAGGTAAACAGGAACTTTTTAAAAAGGGTGGAATCATGGCAACAATGAGTTCAAAAATGGCTAAGTTTGAGAAGTCCGGCAAAGACGTTGAGAAAAAAGGAGTAAAAGAAGGCTCCAAAAAAGACATGGCAATGGATAAGATGCAAATGATGGGAATGAAAAAAGGCGGTATGAAGAAAATGGCTACCGGTGGCATCACCAGCGCCAAGATGGGCAAAGTGCCTTCCGGCGGCGTCAAAGGCAAAGGCGAACATGCTGTTCAAAAGAGCGGTATCTCCAAAGGTACTATGGTCAAGATGTCTGGTTCCAAACCGCTGGGCATGAAAAAGGGCGGCAAAGCCTACTGCTAAAAGGAGCAAATCATGGCAAAAAATTCTGGAAGATTAGCAGGGCTTGCAGCTCTTGGCGCTGCCGCTTACATGGCGTCCAAAGGTAAGGATAAGGATAAAGAGACAGAGACATCTGACTCTAACCCTACAAGGGCTGCTCGTCCTGAGTCCACGGAGACTCGTTTGAAGACCCCGGCGCAAAGCATTGCTGAAGCCGACAAATCAGACAAGTCCAGTTCAATTTCTACAAAAGGTGAGTCTGGTACTACCACTCCCGGGCCTGATAAATCTGCACCTGATTTGAGTGAAAGCCGTAACAAACCTGCGCCAAAACCTGCGGCAAAGCCTGCGTCTGCGTCTGCGCCTAAAACTCCAGCCGCTGATAACACAACCGCCGCTGCTATACCCAGCGGTATTATGGGCGGAAAACGTCAGCCTACCAACACCGTGTCATCTTCTGCCGATACATCAAAAATGTACCCATCTGGCGTTATGGGTGGCGCACGACAAGCGGATGCTAAGTCAAGTACTGCAAGTACCGTTAAAAACGCAGTGTCAGACGCAGCAAAAACAGCTGTAAAAACGGCTACTCAAGGCCCCGCCACAAGCGCAACTTCCGCAGCCAGCAATAGCAGAGTTCCTACTCCCGAACAAGCCGCAGCAAATCGTCAAGCGGTATATGACAAAGTCAAATCTGTTGGTTCAAGCGTGGCTGACTACGTGAAAAACTTTGAAACCCCTGCAGAACGTCGTTCACGCGAAGCCAAAGAAGCCAAGAATAAGCCAGCAAGCGTTGCCCCAACAAGGGAATACAACGAAGATGCGCTTAGTACAGGTTCTGCAATGCGTCGTGGCGGTGCAGTCAAGAAAATGGCTTCTGGTGGTATGACCGCCTCTCGCCGCGCCGACGGAATTGCCTCTCGCGGCAAGACCCGTTGCAAGATGTATTGAGGTGAATCATGAAATATGCCTATACTGCGTCCCCCGGAAAAACATCAGACGACAAATTTGAAATTGAAAAGTTAAAAAAAGGTGAAGCGGAACTTCGTGAAAGCGATGTACCTGACCGTAAAGCTATGCGTGTCATGCAAGGCGATAGTTTGTCTGGATTTATGAATCCTAAAGCCGGAGCAGGTCGTGGTAAACAAGGTGGCCCTACAGCCAAAGAACTTCAAGAAGAACCAATGACCGCAGGTCAAAAGCAATCCATGCAGGAAGCAAAAGACGCGGCTATGCAGTCCAAAAAAGACAAGGCATACAACGCTGCCAAGACTTACCCTGATGACTACGCTAAAGGCGGTATGACTGCATCACGTCGTGCTGACGGCATTGCTCAGCGTGGCAAAACTCGTGGGACGATGATCTGATGATGGCCTCTCGCGGCATGGGCGCGATCAACCCATCAAAGATGCCGGGAAGAAAAGAGATCACTCGCAAGGATGATCCGAATAAAGTCGCTATGTATAAACGTGGTGGCAAAGTTAAAAAGATGGGTGAAGGCGGAGAAACAAAATCTAATTTAAAACCTATTTTGGAAGGTGGAATATCTTCAAATGAATATGGTGTAGGCGGCGGAGGCAAAGCAGGTTTTACCAAGAGTCTTGGTAAAGATGCAGACATTGGAGCGTATATTGAAGGTGGCGGGTTTAAACCTAAAGGCGGCGAATTTAAAGGTAAAGTTACTGGTGGTGGTGTGACGTTTACCAAACGCTTTGATGGCGGTGGTAAAGTCAATGCCGCTGGGAACTACACCAAGCCAGAACTGCGTAAGCGGATCGTGGCGCAAGTAAAGGCCGCAGCAACGCAAGGAACAGGCGCTGGCCAGTGGTCAGCAAGGAAAGCTCAGTTGGTAGCCA